ATGATAACTACATGGATTGGCTACAATCTATTAATCATGACAACTAAACAAATATTATCCCTAATAGTTATAAGTTCGGCACTGGGTTATTACTACTATGAAAATAATCAACCAGACAATACTATTGTGGTTATTATGCCGGATGATAAACCTAAAACTATTCCAGAAAATAAACCAAAACCAAAAGAAAAAAGCGGATTAGTATTTACGGAGGTTGATAAGTATCGTAAAATTGAAGAAAATACAATATACGGAGATGTATTAACACATAGTTTTGAAAAACCATACGGTGATCAAGATAGTAGAAGAATCAATGTGCATGAAACTTCTCATGGTATAACATCTCATCTTAGAAATTTATATAGTAAAGCATTGAGTAAAAAATTAAATGTTTTTTATGTTTTAAATTCTCGCTGTATAGTATTGGAAGAATCTAATATTAGTATGCATTTAGTTACTAAATATATTCCACCAGACTTAAGATCATACAGATATAATCTCTACTTTGTTAAAAATATTGTGGATTGGAATGATATGCCATCATATATTATTGATGAATGGAATTCTTATATATTAGGAAGCAAAAGTGCAGTTGAAGATTATAATAATGGTATTCTAAATGAAAGAGTTGATGCTGTTAGCGGTTGTTTAGATTTTAGTATTTATGCTATGTGTTTTGCTATGGCCGTTAAGGAACATGATAATGAATATTGGAAAACATATCCTCAATTTAAAAATACTATTAAATTTCTTTTAATAGAAGCGGAAAAAACTTTCGGTGAAGGAATGGAGATAGAAAATTTTAGAAATTCTAGTCAAGAAAAACTATATGAAAATCTAAAAAGTAGCCCAAACGCAGCAAAAATAAGAGCATTTTTGAAGGAAGAATTCGATAATATTTTTATCGATAAATAGGATTACGGCGATGTCTCGTAAAAAAGAATTTTTCAAGTCGAGCCATTGACAGAGCCGATACTAGAGAGTACAATGATAAGAACGAGCAAGGGTTGTATTGGTCAGGTGACTAAGCCCAAGTTCGTTTGAGTTACTAAAGAATATTTGGAGGATAATTATGGCAGAGGTTACTACTTCCGTTAAGCAGACTCGCGTTCGTTGCAGTGACGAGATGTTTCTTGAAGCAGTTTTTTCGAGCAAGACATATGCTGAAATTGCTGCTAAGACTGGTCAAAAGTTGAACAGTACTATGAGTCGATATGCTCGTACCAAGAAAACCCTTGCCGAAAGAGGACAGATTCTTCCTGAGATGGAAAGGTCTAAGCCTGTTCGCAAGGTTGATAATGTTGAGGCTATGGTCGAGACATTTCAGAGGCTCAAGGCTGCTCATAATTCGTGATGTTTAAATCCAACAAGATATATAACCCTATTTTGTTGGAACGGGATTGTGGCGGAATTGGCATACGCGATGGACTCAAAATCCATTTCCTATTAGGAGTGTGGGTTCGACTCCCACCAGTCCCATTATGAACACATTATGTAGCGCAAGAGTTCCTAACTATAATCCAAAATCTCCAATTAGTCATTTTATTTTAATGACAGTGCGAGAATATAACGATTATGATGGTGGCACATATATTGATGAAATAAAAAATGTTAATGATTTTGTGGATAATTCGTATAAGGCTATTGACGATCCATTTTATAGAATATATGGTGAAAAAAGAGAAAATAATCCTAGTCCTTCTCTAGTATTTATTGCGGAGTTTTTTGACCTTAAAAAGGCAAAAGATTTTTTGTATAATATTACTGGAGAATATCCCATAGTAATTTCTTACTAAAATGAATTACACTATTGATATTGAATGGTTTGATGAGGGAGGATATTGCAACTTTTATCCTTTGGTTGACGAAACCAATAAAGGATTCAAAGAATTTAAATCCGAGAAAGATGCTAAGGCCGCATTATTTTTTCAACAACTACTTAGTAAGCATGGATTATCTCCAATAGCATATACTGATGTAGTTAAATTACCAATCAAAGATTTATCCTTATATAGTTCATATGGTTTTGTAACAGAAATTGCTGGATATATGATTACAGAACCAATTACAAGATGGAGTAAAAAATATACTCATTTTCTAGAAAAAATACAAGACTTAGTTGACAACATCAAGCATCATACTAATTTAGACTTTTGGGATTGTCATCAATATAATATTGGATTGATTAATGATAAATTAGTTTGTATTGATACTGGACTAGAAAGTTTTGATCCTTCTAGTGATGCTTGGGGATTGGGAAAACCGGGTCCACAGTGTTATTATTGTTACGAGTATTTTTGTAAATGTGAGGAACCAGATGCCATACATTAAAGAAGATATTAGAAAAGAGTTAGATATTTGTATAGATAAAATGATTACTTGTTTGGGTATTCCAAAATCTACAAATGGAAATATGACTAATGAAGATTTTTCATCTATCCTTGGAGATATTAATTATTCATTTTCCAGAATCATTGCATCTTTGATGGGCAGAGAATCATATGCAAAAATAGCAATGATCACTGGTGTTCTAGAGAATATAAAGCAAGAATTCTACAGAAGAATAGCCGCTCCTTATGAGGATACAAAAATTAGGGAATATGGCGACATAAAAGAGTATTCTAACATTAATAAAAGATATTATTGACAATCAGAATGGTGTATTAGATATTGCAACTATCTAATAGGAAAAGATTATGTCAAAAGATATAGAAAGAATGCTAAAAGAAATCCTACAACTAGATAAACAAATTCTAAAAATAGAAGAATCTAATAGCAGAGACTTATCGGAACTAAAAAAGGTTGTTAAATTTATTAATAGAAGATTGGATGAGATAGCAGAAAAGGTAAAAGAATTTGAAATTATTTTAGATGAACCAGACGATGAAGAAATAGAATATGACGATACTGATGAGTGGATGCCATATGACGAAAATAATTATATCTCAGAGGATTACGAGTCTTATGGAGAAGAAAATAACGACAACGACGAAACTTTTTAATTAACGCTTGACAACCACGATTGTCGATGATATACTTGGCGTATCACACAGGAAACTTGGAGACTTAAACGATGAAACTTGCAGATCGAACGGTTGAAATTCATAGTAGGGGTTTGGAAAGCAGTAATCAATTTACTATTGCTCAAACGAGCAAAATGTTTAAAATCCTGTCGGACTCTCTGTATTCCGATAAGGTAATGGCAGTTATTCGTGAACTAAGCACAAATGCTTATGATGCTCATGTTGCTGCTGGTAATAAGAATCCTTTTAAGGTTATTCTGCCAACACAAGCGGTTCCTTCTTTTACCGTGCGTGATTATGGTACGGGTCTTAGTCAGCAAGATATGGAGGAACTATATACCACTTATGGGGCAAGCAACAAGAACGATAGTAATGATTTTGTTGGTTGTCTTGGGTTAGGTAGTAAGAGTCCGTTTGCTTATACCAAGAGTTTTAGCACAGTATCTTATTACAACGGAACTAAGTATTCTTATATTGCTGCTATGGACGAGAATGGTGTTCCTAGTCTTAATCTGTTTGATATTAGTCCAACAAAGGAACCCAATGGTCTTGAAATTAGTTTTGCTGTTAAACAGTGTGACTTTGGCGAGTTTACTACCAAAGCAAAAAGAATTTTCCATTACTTCAAGATGAAGCCCATTATTGAGGGTGGTTTTGGTGAGAATCTGTCCGATCATTCGTACTCTTATACCAATTTTGTTATTGATGGTAAGGGCTGGAGGATTGGTAGACTAGCAAATAATAATGATCAATATCCTTCAGCATACAACAATGCTGATAGTGGTATTATTGCTATCATGGGTAATATTGCTTATCCTGTTGATAGTTCAAAGATTATTGGAGAAGCAGAAAAAGACACTTCCAATGACGCTATCCAGAGATGGAATCGTACCTTCAAAAAGGTTGATGTGGATAACTGGAAGAATCTAGTCAAGGAGGTTCTAGGGTCCGGCTTGTATCTTGAAATCAATTTTGATATTGGTGAATTAGAAATGGATGTGAGTCGTGAAGGTTTACAGTACACAAAAAATGTTATTAAAGTTTTGCGTGAAAGAACTCAAGATATTTATCTTCAACTCAAAGAAGATATGACTCAAAAGATTACTCAGTGTACTAATCTGGTAGATGCTTATCAGACTTATTATAATCTGAGCGATCTTGCTGGTGGATGGACCGCTGGTGCATCATGGACCGACCAGTCTGGCAAGACCCACGAATTAACTAGTGGTAAAGATCTTGAATATAAGTTCAAGAAAAATAAGCAGTTGTATGTTTTTAATTTTAGAACATCTGGTTATCGTTCTCGTCGTATGGTTTATCTAACAGATAAAATCCATAACGAAACACTCAAGGGAGTTCCTCAATACTATTGGAGCGGAACCAAAAAGAGTGGTAAAATGATCTTTTTCCGCTGTGATGTTAAGGGTGAAGAAACTGCCAAAAAGATTGTGACAAAGTATTGTAATCAAAATGATTGCTTTGCTTATCTTATGGTTGATAGTAGTCATCCAGAAGATTCTACAGAAGGTTTTGATGATATCATTAGTGATATCGGTGGAGAAACCAATATAGTTAATGTTTCCGATTATCGTAGTCTACTCAGTAAGGGACCACGCAAGAGTAGTGTTTCTTTTGGTAAGATTAGTGCTGGTGAGGTTTTTGTTATTGCTAATTGTCCAGACGCTAACGATGAACTAGTATTGTCTGGTAATGGAATAAATGAGTCCGATCTTCTAAGAGAAGTAGACGAAGATACCTACGAAACTATTGAAGATCAAGACGAGACAATTTATATTCCTATTATTAGGTATGCTTCGGTAGAAGGATTTCCGTCTATTGCTTATCTTAATAAGATTATCAAAGATAAAAATCACACTCTTCATAACCTATTGAAAGACAAGAATATTCTTGCTATCAAGCAGAGTGCTGTTAGTAAGATCAAAGATTTGAATCTTATTGATTTCAATGCTTGGATCAAGCCTCAATTAAAGAGTATGATGAGTAAACTTTGCGGAGAAGTTGGATCATATAAGAATATTGTGGACTACTGTACTGAACAGTATAATGCAGACGAGAAGAATGAGACTTATGGTTACTATAGAATTCGTGCAGATAGGCATATAGCGGTTACTATTCTAAGCATTTTTGGTATTGATTATCATAAGTATATTGGTGGATCGGAACTTTGTAATCTGGTCGATCAATGGATGATTCATTACTTTTTTGCTCATGTTATTCATAATAGTTTTGATATGAAGTTTTGTAAGAAGTCAGAATACTTTGCTGTTATGACAAAAATATTAGCAAAACATAATATGAATGGTATTGATCCTGAGAAGATTCGTAAACAAACTCAAGAGTTTAATATCTTAAAGAGTGAGATCAATACTATGTATAGTGAAGATTATACATCTAAGATAGTATCAATTTCTCAAGAATCCAAAGATTTTTGTGAGTCGATAACGAAAAGTAGTGATCTTAGAAAAAACTTTAAAGCGGAGGTTGACAAGGTGCCGATGCTCAAGTATATTGTGAGTAGTACGTTGGATGGGACTAGTGCTGATGGGGGATTGAACGGAATAGGTTCCTCTAATCCGCTTAGAGTAAATCATAATCGCTACTATACTCCGCCAGCATGGTTTTTAACTATTGATGAAAATGGTATTGAACAGTTACGAAATAGTCTGGGTGTTTTGATCAAATAATTTCACAGGAAAAGAGGAGAACTAAAATGAGCGTTCCGTTTATGTGGGTTGATGGTAATTTAACGCTGATCTTGAATAATAAGGCTTATCAAGTTATTCCTGATCATATTAATTACAAGTTGATTCTTGAGGCTCTACCAACAGCAACTAATGATGAGTTGCTAGATTTGGTGGATATTGAAAAGGCAGTATCATCATTTAGTGATGGTCTGGTTGAGGTCAAGCACGGCAAGGTGCTGTTTGATGGTGAAGAAGTTCATGGCAGTATTAGTAAGCGTATTCTAGAGTTTATGAGTAAGGGACTACCGTTTCAGCCTCTTGTAAACTTCTTGAATAATCTTATGGAGAATCCTAGTATGCAGAGTCAAAAGGAACTGTATGATTTCTTGGAGCATGAGCATCTGCCAATTACTGAGGATGGTCATTTTCTAGCATACAAGGCTGTTCGTAGCGATTATATGGATAAGTATGCTGGTACATTTGACAATCATGTTGGACAAGTCTGCCAAATGAATAGGGCTAAGGTTGACGATAATCGTAGTGTTGGTTGCTCTCAGGGACTTCATGCTGGTGCTTTAAACTATGTGGCTAATTATGGTAGTGCTGATAGTGGCGATCATATTATGATTGTTAAGATCAATCCAAAGGATGTAGTCAGCATTCCTAGTGATTGTAATCATGAGAAACTTCGTACTTGTAGATATGAAGTTGTTGGTGAATATCAAGGCGAACTACTAAAGCCTCTTTACAAAGCTGAATTTAGTGAAGACTCTTATGATGACGATGAAGAGCAGTTGTATGACGAGTATGATGATGATTACTGGAATCAGTATGAAGATGAAGATGAAGACTATGATCCTGATCAGGATTATGTTTGATAAAAATGGAGTGAGCAATTTGGGCTATGGCGGTTCGATCCCGCCAACACTCTTTTGTTGATTATGATAGGTGTGGTGCTTATCCCAACATAGTTTATAGGACAGTAAGGAACATAACAAATATGTTTAGTGATAATCTTGGGTTTAATCCGTTTGATAAAAGTTGCAGCGTTAATGCTGGCGGTCATTCTGCCCCAGGTGGTAGTAGGGCAAAGTTTCTAGAATCTTTTAGGCAAAATCATATCTTTGTTTATAATGGGAATCCTCGTAAGAAGATTAGTAGTATGAATCATACGAATGATATTGACGATGCTTTGCAAGCAAATGTAAATAATCATTCTGATGTTTACTTCTATGTAAACGGTGGTCGCAAAATGTATGCTATCAAGCAGTTTACTTGTTGCTTTTGCGATATGGATGCTGGTCGTGATAGCGATGGAAAGTATTTTAAGCCCAGCGTTGTTATGAATAAGAAAAAGCAATTCCTCAAAAAGATTAATGGGTTTCCTGTTAAGCCTAGTTGGGTAGTTGATACTCGTAATGGCTATCAGTGTTACTGGATTTTTGATGATGCTAGTCGTAAAATTGTTGGAAGTAACAAAACTTTCTGGAATGGTCTTCAAAAGAAGTTGGTCAACTATTTTGATGGCGATCCAAGAGCGATTAAGCCCAATCAGATTTATCGTGTACCTTATACTTGGTGGCGTAAGGAATGGGAAAAGAAGGCTCCATATTTTACAAGTCTACTTCCCGGTAGCACTGGTCAACCAATTAATGTTGCCGATCTAAAGTCTGCTCTTACTGGTCAACCCGCTACTCTACAGATAATTCCTGAGAAATGCAGTGACGAATGGTATAAGGGTTATGCCAAAGCATATAAGCAGTCTGATATGACCGGCATTCCGGTGACAGTGGATGTTGCTTCAAAAATTCTTAATGAGTTACAGAACGTGGGTCCAAAAGGATTGGATAAATATGCTATAGCAGAACGTGTGTATGGAGATCCTGTGTCGATTACTCCAAGTTATGGCGATCTTGATGGCGATATTGATGGCGATCTTGACGAAGAGACAGACGCTCTTACAAGTCTTATGGGCGAGTCTGCCGACGAGGATATAAACCTTGATGGTCAGCAGACCAAACTTTTAAAGACCGTTGTAGAGTTCCTTAATCAAGTCTCAACGCCTCTCTACTTTAGTAATAATCGTTTCCTTAGTAGTGCGGCAAAAGATTTGGCCAATCAACTTAGTGATAAGTTTTGTATCGGATGAGGGTTTAGTGTCAGGGGTATAGGAGACTCTATACCCTTTGACACAACCTTATAATAAAACAAGGAGAAAACAAATGGGTAGACACATTAATCCTCTGCTAAAGCTTTTATTGACTGATGAAGAAGCCAAGAAAAAATTTATTGAATTGATGAATGAGTCAGGATCTTCGGTAGGACTTTACTATTATTTTGTAGACCACTCGTTTTATGGTAATAGATATTATCTAACTCGTCAAACGATTAATAATATTATAAAGAGACTAGGATTTAAGGGTCGTAGAGGACGCAATCGTAAAAATGCAGCCAATCAAAATAGATATAGTTATAGGTAAGTAGTATGCACCAAGACGATGACAACTATAACGATGAGCATGATTATGACGATGCTCAAGACAAATATAAGCACTATTTCAAGTTTGATCCAGCCGCTTGGGATGCTTGGGGTAAAATGCTATATGATGCTCTAAATGATATAGTCGAAGGATCATCAAATGTGTGGTATGTTAATTTTCCCAAAAAGTCGTTTCCTGTGAATAGTTATTTCTCCAATACTGAGAAGCCTAAAAACTTCCAGTATTTGGGGATTAACTATCAGAAACAACCCATATGGAAAAAAGAGTACTTTGCTAACGCTGGATTAGCCAGAGAGTACTTAAACCACATTCAAAGTCATGCTGTTCATTTTGTATTACAACCACATTACTACAAAGGATTATTTGATATCCTAAATTAATATGAAATATATCTTATATTTTCAATCCTCAGATAGAGTAGTCAGATTTTCTAGAACAGATGCTATTAAAGAGATAGAAACTAGGCTGAATTTTCTAGAAGATATTTGTATCAAAGTTGTAGAGGAATCAAACTTTACCACAAAAATATACAAGCCAATTTTTTCAGTTACACTTGAACTTAAATAAATACGGAGAAAGATATGGGTAAACAAAACTATATTATAGATGATTTAGAAGAGTTTACAAAGTCAGCAAGAAAACTAGTATTCAATGGTTTTGATAAAAGCATAGGAGATGATCCTGACGAGTTTACAAAACTTATTACAGAAATTAGTCAGGAGGACATTAACGAAATGGATCAAATTTTAACTCAGCAAGAATCTCTGGTCATAGTTAAGAGTCTGGCTAAAGAACAAAAACATAAAATCACAAATGAGTCAAGATACTTAATTGATGAAAAAATATTTTCACAAATTATAGAAGAAATGAATGGACGACTAGTTAGTAATATGCTATCATCATTAGCAAGTAAGGGCATGATAGAGTCCGCTTATGATGAACAAATCAATGATTTTGTTTTCTGGATAAAAGATGATGAAACACCTGAAACCGATTGAGGTTGATGCTTCTTTTCTATATAGATGTCCGTCTGAAAATTGTGGTGCTAATCATTGGTTATTTTTACGAGAAGTCAAGACCAAAAATTTCAAGATTGTTTGTGATTGTGGAACAGTGTTTAGGCCAAAAACAATAGACAACATAAAAATCAAATATAGTGATAAATCTAAAGTAAAGCAAAAGCCTAACGCAAACGAGGATGCAATAGAACACAATAAATCTGAATTAAGAATTCCGGTTGACTTGTTAAACAAATGTGTTAAAATACTGGTTCAGTATGGCTTTGAAAACCAAGAGGCTAAAGACATACTAACTAAAACGTATCTAATTAATCAAACCGATAATGCCGTACAACTTATTGAGTTATCATTAAAATCATTGGAGATAAAAAATGTCTAAAGGTATAAGGCCAACTAAATTTAGCGAAATTCTTGGGCAAGACGATGTGATTAACAGGCTAAAAGTCAGCGTGACGGGCTGTTTAAAAACATCAACCGTGATGCCACATACTTTAATAGATGGGCCACCGGGCCTTGGCAAAACTACCATAGCGAGTGCTATCGCCAACGAATTGAACGTGAATCTGTACACAACCAACGCGGCAAATCTCAGAAGTGTTAAAAATATTATTCCATATCTTATGGGAATTGCACCACGATCAGTTCTATTTATCGACGAAATTCACAGGCTACCAAAACTTGTTGAAGAATTTTTGTATCCTGTTATGGAAGACTTTGTATTAACTATTACTCTAGAGAAAAAACCAGAAACTATTGATCTTCCAGCTTTTACTTTGGTAGGAGCAACAACTAGCGGTGGTAGTTTAAGTCAACCATTTTATGATAGATTCAGTATCAAAGAACATCTTAGTTTTTATAACGATACTGATTTAGCTAAACTAGCAAGATCGAACTGTGATAAACTCTCTATTTCTATTGATGAGACTGATCTTGTTGAGATCGCTAAAAGAAGCAAAGGAACTCCTAGAATTCTAAACTCTAGATTACAATGGTATAAAAATTACAAGACCTGTCATCCAAATTCTACAGAATCTATAGATGAGATTTTTAGTATTCAAGGTATCGATAAAGACGGATTGGATGCTTATGATAGAATGTATTTGAATCTACTACTAAGCAATAAAGGTAATCCATTAGGCTTAAAAGCAATATCTTCTCTTACTGGTATTGCTGTAGAAACTATTGAAAATAGCATAGAGCCATATTTGGTTAGAAAAAAGTTTATATCACGAACCCAAAAGGGCAGAGTGATAGGAAACTATACTAACTAATAATAGTATCTAAATTAGATAATCAATTTAAATCAAGATAGGTGGGCTTGTCCCACCTATTTTGCTATAATAGTGTATAATATAACCAGAAAAGGATGTTTTATGTTTAACAGAAGAGGCTTTGTAAATACGGGTGTTTTAGGATATCTAGGACTAAATCTTGGAGACTACCTAAAATTAAGAGCAGAAGAACCTTCTGTGAAGGAAGCAAAAGCACAGTCAGTGATTTATATTTATCTACCGGGTGGATATGCTCATCAAGAAACATTTGATCCAAAACCGAATAGTCCAGTTGATTATAGGGGTCCTTTAAATAGTATATCAACTAGTATTCCTGGAATATTTTTTAGTCAATACTTAACAGAAACTGCAAAAATAGCGAACAAAATTAGCATTATCAGATCCATGACTCATAGCGAAACAGCACATGAGCGTGGAACTAATAATATGTTTACTGGATATCGTCCTAGTCCAGCCATTCAGTATCCGAGTTTAGGATCAGTAGTCAGTCAACAATTAGGAGTCAGGAATAATTTACCTCCATATATAACAGTACCAAATGTACCTAATGAATTTGCTGGTGCTGGATATCTTAGTCATAGTTATTCATCATTTAGTCTTGGTGGAAATCCAGAAGATCCAAACTTTAAAGTTAGAGATTTAACACTACCAGATGGAATATCTATAAATAGATTTGACAAAAGAAAAGCAATGCTAGAAATAGTCAACAAAGAGTTCAATGTTAGGCAAAAGTCCGACTCTTTGGATTCTATGAATTCTTTTTATCAAAATGCTTATGATATTATGAATTCGTCTCAGGCTATACAAGCATTCGATATTAACAAAGAAGACGATAAGACCAAAGAAATTTATGGTAAAACTGCGGCAGGAATGAGACTACTACTAAGCAGAAGGTTAGTGGAAGCCGGGGTCAGATTCGTGAATGTAACTTATGGTGGATGGGACCACCACGATAATATAGCACTAAATATAGGTAGTCAGTTGCCATCTTTTGACAAAGCTTTTTCTGCATTAATAAATGACCTAGATGAAAAAGGCCTATTAGATTCAACGCTGGTTTGTGTTGCCACAGAATTTGGTCGTACTCCAAAAATAAATCCAACCGCTGGACGAGATCATTGGCCGCGTGTTTTTTCTATAGTCATGGCAGGGGGCGGAATTAAAAAAGGACTGGTATACGGCTCCAGCAATGACACAGCAAGCGAACCACAGGACGATCCGGTGAGTGTAGAGGACTGGGGCGCCACACTATATAATCTATTAGGCATTGATCATAATAAACATCTAATAGCTCCAGGAAATAGACCTGTTAAAATTATTGATAATGGTAAAATTTTAGGAGATATAATTGGATAATAGCAATTTAAAAATTCTAGTTCTTGGTGGAACACAAATGGTTGGCAGGGACTTTGTGGAAACAACCATACAAAATACTAATATTAATATATCACTAGCAAATAGAGGAATAACCAATAAAACAATATTTAAAGATTTAGAACATATCTATATCAATAGGAACAACGGATTGTCTTGTTCAAATCTTATGAATAAATTTTTTGATATAGTGGTAGATTTTTCATGTTATAATGTTGAACAGTATAAAAACACAATACAGTATATTAACTGTAAGAAATATCTTTTAATATCTACTCAAAGTGTACTAGATGATAATGTTTTAAACAAACAAGATGTAAATGATCCGTACTACTGGTATTGTTACAATAAAAAAGAATTAGAAAAATATGTACTATCACTAAGTATTGATTCTATCATAATTAGACCGGGCGCTATCTACGGACACAACGACTATACAAATAGATTCGAATATAGAGATAATAATTTTTACTGGAAAAATACCAATAATATACCATCACAAAGTAATGGATGTGTATATGTTAAAGAATTTAGTTTATACTTATTAGGTATAATATTAAATATTAATAATTACTATAAGAATCAAATATTACAGATACCATAACTATCTATACAATAACATTTTTTATTTACTATCTGTTGTTGGAAATATTCTGTTTCCCATTCTTTATCATGAAAATTAGTTAGTCCAGAATTAAATGCAACAAGTATAATATTATCTTCTATCTTTTTTATATTTTGTAGATATTCATTAACTATAATTCCTGTACTAACCTCATACTTGATACCTGTTCTATGATAATTTAATCTTTTTGCCATTTCAGCAGGATTATAGTCTATGCATTTGATTTTTTCTTGATCAAAATTAAAAAGATTAATATGATTATTGTAGTCCTCAAAATTGTTACCCATGTTATGTGGACATCCTAAAAAATAAATCTCTTTAAATAGATGTTGATTTTCTCTCATAAAACCCATATTACAATAATATTCTTTTATACCTGGTAAGATTTTACTATCTAATCTGTCTTTTACTGGTCGTCTTCTAGAGATACATATTTTATTAGGATAGTTTTTGATCCTATCAAATTTTAATGGAAAAAGAAAATTAAATAATACTAAGCAATCTTTATCTATATTTAAATTTAATTTATTTATAGTAATTTCAGATAAATCTTTATTATTTGCCAATAGAAAATAATTCATATTGACCCTTTAATTACACAGGTGCTTGGATTTAAATCTTTGAATTCTTCAATTATAGTAAAATGACTCATATCACATTGTCTTTCAAAATAAGTGCTATAGTCATGTAATATCAAATATTTTGTTTTTGGTAAAATTTTATTAATTTGTTTATATCTATTAATAACTAGTTCTTCATTATCATGAAAATATAATGATGCATTAATTTCTGGATACCATTTTGACCAATCTTCTACATAAATATATATAGCATTTTTAATAAATTTTTCAATTTCATTTTTATAAACATTATTGCTATAATATATATAATATTTTAAATTTTTATATTCAGCGATTGCTGATATAACAGGAGAGCTAAAAAATCCACAACCGGTCTCAATAACAGTAGAATTGCTATCTATTAACATCAAATATTTAGTTAGTAGTTTTAAATGAGAAGCATATGCTATAGATTTATAATTAATATCTGGTTTAACAGAATTGTTTGTTGAGTTGATTAACTTTTTAAATCTTCTACTAGCTTGATTTTGACCAATAATAATCTTATCAGAACATTTGGCAAAATCTATTTTACAATATGTGACTGGTAATTTATAATAAGGTATATTATATTTATTAATTAGAATTGTTAAATTATTTTGATCCCATACATTACTATCCTTATTATTTAAAGATATCCATTCTTTACATAGATTCATTATTGTTTCTGTTGGTTTCATATATAGTGTGCCAGAAGCAACGCCACCATAATAGTCACAAAAAGCAATATCTTTATCTATTGAGTCAAATAGATTAGGATAATCATACAACACAGCATCTGCATCTAACCATACTATAGGAATATTGTATTTTTTAAGCTGTTCTTGTATAATATATGCTTTATATTGACAATTTTTGCTCCAACTACCAAGATTAGTATATCCTATGATTTCATAATTAATAATATTATGTTTTTTAAAAGACTCTATCAAAAATTGAACTTCTTGTTCGTATGGAGTATCTTTTGTATAACCACTTACTATTTTAAAATTCATAATTAATTTCTTAGAATATCATTGTTATTTAATTTAGTATAATATATCTCATATACTGTACTATTTTCTAAAGCCTCAAACTGATGATAGATATTAGGAGATATTGTTATAGTATCGTATGGATTTAGTACAGTAGAAATAAGATCATTATTCTCCCATCTATGAACAACTATCTTGCCAGATTCAACAAAAAACATATTATATTTATATTCATGAAGATGTTTGGAACATTTTTGATTAGCAATTATTTCTATACGATCTATAGATAGATTATCATTAGAAAAAATTTTTGAGGTGAAACCCCAAATTTTACCTAACTTATCCATATCCTCTCCTAATAAATATATGCAATATAATATACACCATTATGAATCTAAATATGTTTCTATATCTAAATTCAATGATCCATTTAATTATGTTATAATAGATAATTTATTTAATAAAGAAATATACGAATCTTTATGCAAAAAATTTCCAGAGTTTATAGCAAGAACAAAGCCATATAAGGATCAGCCTGGGGCAACAAGTGATTACGAGGGTTATATATCCGGACTAGGTCTACAAGATTTAAAAAATGGTTATGATTTTTTTGCTTCTCAACAATTACAAGATTTTGTTGAAAAAACATTTGATATAAAAACATCCAAATTCATCTCACCTTCTGCTCATTTTCATAAGGCTCCATCTAAAAACGGATTCATACATAGAGATATGAATATATGTTCTTTTTCTAATAAGCCAACAGACGATTCTTTTATTACAACTGGCGGTGTCGTATATACCGATGATTCGATAGTTAATACCAATAGTATTAAAATGATAAGAAGCATAGCATTACTATATTATTTAAACAATAATGATGATATTAGTACTAATGGTGGAGGAACCGGGATATACGATGGTTATGGTGGAAAGCTTATAAAAACAATAGAACCTAAAAATAATAGATTATTCATGTTTGAGATTAGTCATAATAGTTTTCATGGTTTTATAGGAGCAAATTTTGATAGAGCAGCAATAGTTAGTTGGTTTCATTCGTCACCAGCATACATAATAAATAGAAATTGGAAACATTTTCGTAAAAATCCTAAATATCTAGAAAGATGGATACAAAGACAAGAAAATGAATATTGGAGTATAGAGAATGATCCAGACTATAGTCTTTATTTTTCTAGGCCATTAAAAGAATTATTATGAATTTAGATATTAGTTATATTATTACGATAATATTTTTAACATTAAATATCTTAACTTTTATATTAGGATATTTTATCGGGAAAATATCTAAGATTAATATAGTATATGACACAAAAAATACTGGCGATATAGCTCAAAAAGATATACAAAAAAATATTATTCAAAAAATTGAGATAGATGAGAAAAAAATTGTTAGCAAAATTGATACTAATAGTTTAGAGAAAAAATATGATAACTTAGGAAATACTATTGTTTCTGACACTAATATTAGTAATTCTATAAGTAAGTTAAAAAAACTAAAAGAATAATGATATAATTTAAGGTGTATTTATATTGGTCATAAAAAGTAAATTATTAAAAGGAGATTGTTATGAGTGATGGAGTTGGGTTAGATGTGGGAACAAGTTACATAGTTCTCGCTAAAAATACAAACGAAAATATAGAGTATAAAGAGTTTAGAGATGCTTTTTATGTTATAAGGCCATCTACTCCTGTTGCAACAAAAATGATCGAAAAAGGATTAAGCGGTAAAATATTTATTAAAGATAGTGATAATTCATTTATACTATTAGGAAAAGATGCTATAGAAAAAGCTATTGAAAGAAACGATAGCGCAAAAAGGCCAATGTATAAAGGTGTTGTTTCATCAAAAGAAAAAGAAGCAAAAAAAGTATTGGCTTTTATACTAAAAGAAGTAGTCGGGACAGCATCAAAACCAGGTGAAAAACTAATATTCTGCAAACCAGCACAGCCAGTAGATCAAGAGGATGATGATTTTGATGTTGGATATCACGAAGATGTTGTAAAAAGTATTTTGGCAGAACAGGGTTATGATGCTAGAGCAATTAATGAAGCAGAAGCATTGTGTTATGCTGGGTTGGAGGACAGCGATTATACGGGAATAGGCGTGAGTTGTGGTGCCGGTATGACAAATGTTTGTGTTATGCTCAATGGAGAACCAACGGTAACTTTTAGTACAACAAAATCAGGAGATTGGATAGATCGTATGGTATCTGTTGCTATGGGAGAACCAGATAGTGTCGTTCAGGCAGAAAAAGAACAAGGGGATTATGTGATTGGTCAAACTAATGAGAGTCCTGTTTTAGAAGCAGTATGCTCTTATTATGATAGATTAATAGATTATACTACAAAATATTTAAGTGTTGCTTTAAGTAATCATAAAGCATTACCAAAATTTAAAGAACCTCTCAAAATAGTTATAGCTGGTGGAACATCACTAGCAAAAGGATATGTAGAAACTTTTCATAAAAAATTAATAGAAAATAATTTTCCACTACCAATAAAAGAAGTGATCCATGCTGATGATCCTCTTCATGCTGTTGCAAAAGGGTGTCTAATAGCTTCTCAAGTATTATAGCATAATAAAGATGATGTATAGTCTATTATCTACAAGATCATCAAAATGGAAAACAGTTAGAAATAATCATCTAAATAAACAAACTCATTGTCAGGCATGTGGAACACATAAAAATTTACAAGTTCATCATATAATACCAGTAAGTATAGATAAAACAAAAGAATTAGATTATAATAATTTAATAACTCTTTGTAAAACATGCCACTTTGTATTTGGACATTTTATGGATTGGAATAGTTGGAATAAGAATGTTATAGAGGATAGTGAGGTGTATTATAGAAAAGTACTTAACAAACCCTATAACTTAAAGGGTCAGTTTTATGATAAAAATATTTTTGGTATTATTAGCGATAGTATACGGAACATTATCTTTTTCTGGCACAATAGATCCTAATACTCCAGATGAAAAATACATAAATTATGGATCAAAATTTCCATATATTGGACAGATAATAGGCAGGAAACAGGACGACACGCCGTATTCTGGATCCGTAGTAGCATACAAAAATAATATAGTTGTAACAGCTGCTCATATATTTCATAACAATAAAACCGCTGTTGTAATTTTTAGTACAAAATTATTACCAATTAAAAAAATAGTAGTTCATAAAGATTATGATTACGAAAAATTTGGAAGACATGATATAGCAATTTGTTTGGTTTCTGGAGATATAGGGTTAGACTGGTATCCGAATATATATAAAGATGACAAAGAAAATGGATCAATATGTTCTTTAGCCGGATATGGTTCTACAGGAACATTTATTACCGGAATATTGCCTAGTAAAGAAAGTAAAAAAAGAGCAGGATCAAATATAATTGATGCAGTAAATGAGTATTTGCTATTTTGTTCGCCATCGGTAAAAACAGATAAAACAGAATTAGAATTCATCATTGCTCCAGGAGATAGTGGCGGCGGATTATTTATAGGAAATGATCTTGCCGGTATACATTCTGGTGTTATAGAAGACAAAATCAATAAAGGAAAATCAAAATACGGAGCAGTCAGCGCTCATACAAGGGTTAGTGTATATAAAGACTGGATAGAAAATACTACACAAGAATTAATGAAAGAATAAAATGTTTAAAAAATGGTTTTCAAAAAATAAAATAGGTTTATTACCATATGTATCGGAGCCATTATTTGGATTATCTCCAACTGATCCACAAACAATGGGTTGGGAAATTAAAAAATTTGATATTATAAATGCATGGAAATTAAGCGAAGGAGATGGAGTTGTGTGTGCTGTTTTAGATACGGGTTGTGATTTGGAACACCCAGATATAAAATCAAATTTAATAGAAGGTAAAAATTTTGTTGAAAAAAATAATCTTCCTATTGATCGTAATGGTCATGGAACCCATGTTTCATCAACAATAGCAGCATCGAATAATGGATATGGTATGGTTGGTGTCGCTCCAAAAACTAAAATTATGCCAGTAAAAGTATTGGGCGACAACGGAAACGGTGGCGTTGGATCTATTGTGGAAGGAATATATTGGGTGTCTGATCAGCCACAAGTTAATTTTTTAACTATGAGCCTAGGATCGTCTGGACCAAATAAAGAAATAGAAAAAGCTATAAATTATGCTAGTAATAAAGGGAAAATAATATTTTGTGCTGCTGGAAATAGTGGTCCAGATGCTGATATTATGTATCCGGCTAAATATGAAAATACAATAGCTATAGGAGCAATTGATGAGAACTTACAAAGAACACCTTTTTCTTGTAGTGGTGATAGTTTAGATTTTTTAGCTCCAGGCCATAATATCATGGGATGTATTCCAGGAAATAAATATGCTAAAATGAGTGGAACTAGTATGAGCAATCCATTTGTGGTTGGATTAGCTTCATTACTATTAAGTTATAATAATGTAAATAAAAAATATATTTTAAATACTAGTCAAGACTACATACAGGTCTTTAAGCAATCGTGCAAACCGTTACGTGACCATAGATTTGAGTCTATAAAAAAATACCAAGGATACGGTATAGTATATCCTATTCTATAAAATCCTCTAAAACTCTATAAAAACTTCTAACTCTTTTTAGAAGCTCCAAACCTTCTTCTTTTGGCATTACTCCAGAAATATTATTTTCATGCCACCATATATCAAAAAATTTTGGTTTAAAAAGATAAGTATAATTAAAATAAATTGTAGTTAATATATTTTCTTCACTATATAATATATTTTCATTGTCTAATAATTTATTAGCTAAATCACGAAAATATTCACATAAAATTTTAACATTTTTACATTTACCTCCAAATAAACCGCCTATTATATGATAATCTATTATTTTTTTATGATTAATAAACCATTTTTCTGGTAATCCATTGTCCCAAAAAAATCTTAGATTGTCTTTAGCAACACAAAAGATGCTATCGTCTGCGAAAGATATAATATTGTCTAATAAAGTATTATTAAATAAATTAGAATAATAATAAAAACTATGATATCCTTCTGTATTTTTTCCTAAATATTTTTCTGGTATTAAACCACTATAAGATAAGCCAGCATCAAACCAAAAAATATAATCATTATCATCTATATTTTTAGCAATTAATTCTAACCATAATAATTTAGAATATTGTAATTCTATACATCTAACAGATTTTTTAGTTTCTTCTATATTTTTAATCTTGTTAATTTTATCAGAAAACTCTGTGGTTCTTAGATCAAAGTCATATATATTATATGTAATATTACTAATATTAGTATCTATAAAATTTTTGATGCCATCAACATCATCTGTAAAAATTTTAAATTTTGCGTTATCAATTTTTGCAATAGATTTCAAACTATGTCGGTAGTGATCTCCTCTTGCTGGACGACCACCAAGATCTGTTCCAAATAAATTATCATAAATTGCCGTAACGATATAATTACTCATTATAAATTATTTCTTTAATTTTATTTATGATATTATGATTTGTTAAAAAAGTAAGTTTATTTTTTTTACATGATTCTATTTTAGAATTATATTCATTATAAATATTTTCATAAATATTATTGATTTTAGTTGCACATCTATTAGTATCGAATATGTTATCTAAATATACCATACCATTCATATCGAAGTAGTCAGAAATATTTGGAGCCCCAAAATATATTGGTATTGTGTCTGTTAATATGCAATCATAAAATTTTTCTGTAATATAATTATTTTCTGATGTATTTTCTATACCAATAGAAAACATATAATCATTTAAAGCTACAAATTTATTCCATATTTCTCCATGGATATTTTTACCATTGTTTGGCCAAAAAGTACCATAGATATCTATATGATCATCTATACTTAGTAGATCAGCTAAAGCAACCCTTTCATCGTAAATATTTTTTGTTCCCCAACTATTACCTCTTTTTGTTACAATACAACTAATATTTTTGGTTTTATTAAATATTGATTTAGTGATTGTATCAATATTCCATCCGCTATCTCCTCTTCCTCCATAAAACATATAATTAGGTTCTTCAAAAAATATAGCACTTTTATCGTTAAAAATATTTTTATTATGTGTACAAATATATTTGCTATAGTTGGCCGCATCCTTATCTGTATTTGGTGACCAACTTGGTTCCATAACAAAAAAGATAGTTCTAGATTTATTTATATTTGTAGAATTAAAATTTTGAGGTAATTTTCCACATACAACAAGCCAATCATAGTTATTATCTGTAACAAAATCTATATCAGAAGTATTGTTATTAAAAGAGAACTGATCGAGTGTTCTTTGTGTTATATCTTTTGAAGATGTCCACCAGCATTCTATTTGTACTTTTTTATTCATCAGCAAATCTTTTACTAAATTTAGGATTACCATAATCAATAAAATGAGGCAAATGAAAAGGGAAAAAATTTCTTTCTGGTTTTATTTTATGAGGAATATTACTATACATAATTCTTCCTAACATATCGCCATCTTCTCCTCCCCATCCTATATATTTTTCATCAAATCCACCAAGACTTAGCAAAAGCTTAGTGTCACATAAATATACTCCACCAAGACCTCCTATGTGGCCTCTTCCTAAAGGTCCGTGAATTTTTTCACCAGAATAAGCAAAATTCCAATCAGCTTTATCAGGATAAAAAATATTATTTACTAAATAATTTTCTATATTAGTATCCAATCTACCTAAATCAAAAGTAATAACATCCCCAGGCTCTAATGATTCTATTAGATTTAATAATTTTTGATAGTCCTTTACGTCAAAAAAAGCATCACTATCAAACATCATAAAAAAATCAGAAGCAGACTCATCTTTTAGAATAATATTAGTTTTTTCAGATTTTTTATATTCTCCAACAGGATATGAAATATGAATAGCTTCTTCTAGAATTTTATGTTCTGAAAAATCATAAATATTTGTTTTAATATCTATATTATTTTCTAATAAAAATCTTGATAATTTTTTTAGCTCATTCCAACAATATATAACATTCCTTAGTCTAGTAGAATTAGGTTGACCATCATGCCAAAATTTCATATTTAAAGATATTTTTTTAGACATATTATCATTCAAATAATTTATGTTTGTTTGTTAGATAAAAATTTTCATATGGATAACAGTTATAATCTTCTATTTTTTTTTCACACTCTATATTATCTGGAAAATAATAAATATTTCCATTACAATTATATTTTTCATTAAATATATAGGTTCTATTAAATAAAGAATATTTACCAATACCGTTTTTTACACCAGGATGCCTAATATCAGAAATAATATTATTTATACCAGAACAATTTATTTTACCAATATTTTTATTATATTTTTGTTTGATTCTATACTTGATATCTCCATCTTCTTCTCCGAAACCGAGAAGTCTTTCATCGAAATAACCTAGATCATGAATAAAATATTTATTAACTACAAAAAATGAAAAAGTTTCGTTTATTATGCTAAGTCCATTATACTCTTTAGCAGAGATATGTTGTTCTACGATTTCGAATATATTGTTGCTTTGTATAATTATATCATCATTTAATAATAAAATATTGTCTTTTAGAGCGTGAACTATGATTGTATTCCACATTTTTGCTAAACCTCTTAGGTCTATAAAAAAAATAGGAAAAATATTTTTATATGTTTTTGATAAATCTAATATTGAATTTCTATACATATCGTCGAAATTACCATCTTTTTCTCCATTAACACATAAAAGAATATTATTATCAGTAAAAGATCTTATATCTTTTATTAGATTTTTAAGCATATCTAGTCTTAAACTAAATGTGGTAATTCCTATATCAAAACTATAATTTTTATTCATAATGTTGATTTTATTAGTTTGCTAAAGTTACTTTTGTACTCTGTGTACCAATCAAAAACAGACTTATGTAACTTTTGATATTCTATATCAGAAAGTTTACTAAATTTTTCTAGTTCTTGCCATGATTCTACTCGTGGAATAGGAGTATCTCCCCAAACTTTTGTATGATAATCAAAATTATTGTAATAAGATTTAAGTATTGGAATACAATTATGTTCTAAAGATTCCATAATTCTGAAAGAGTCGGGATTTACCCAGCCCATTGGACAAGGAGCAAATTTTGTTTCAGAGTAAACTTTTGAACAATTATCTGGTGGTAATGAAGATATACAATTCCATGAATACGTATTATGAATAAAAGATTTATAATTTTTTAGTATATTACAAAGTTCTTCTCTGTCAGATTTAATTTGTCCAACAAAAATAAAATCATAAAGTTTAACAAAACTATTATTAATATTTTTATTTAAATAACCCGATTTAAATCCTAGTGGTATAAAAACTACGTTGTCTTTATTAAGAGTAGAGTCATAATATTGACGATAAACTCTATGAGCTTTAGAGTAATACTCTGCTTCATGGTTTAAATTTTCGTTGGAGAGATGTAAAAGATAATATCTGAATTTTAATGAATCAAATCTTGATAGATAATCATTAAATTTTTTTTCTATTATATTTGTATTATTAGAATATATAATAACAGAATTATCTAATACAGTAGAATAAGATTTATTATCAAAATATTTATTATATTGTATATCTTTAAATATATATTCTGTAATATACTGGTATTCAAATTGTGTTTCATCGCCATCTTTTGTTTGCCATATTAAATTAATCATAGATATCCTATTATAGGATCAGCCCAGCCCTTACTAATGCTATGCGGCCAAACTATCCAGCTAACAGGCTTAATATTAGTTTGAAATTCTCTCCATATTTTACAGTATCCATCGGGATCGTTTTTTACTCTATCTATTTCTTCTTTATCTGCATCTTTTCTATAAAGGTCTTCTCCCTTGTCGTTCTTAAAAGCAACTGCCCAAAAATCATAATCGTTCTCGGGTACTTGTCCATATTGAATATCTATACAATGTTTAAATATACTCATTAAATGAGATTGAAAAGAATCATAGTCCAAATCAGTTATTTCAGGATCTGGTGGTGGTTTATGTTCTTGTACTCTTTTTGTAATTGCTCTTCTTGAAAAACATAGACCAGAATACAACTCATAATCTTTTAATGATCTTACATTTCCAAAACCATAAGGACCAAAATCAATATCTCTTTTTTCTCCATCCATTTCAAAAAGTTTTCTATTTCTTAGATGACTCTTGCTATTTCTGTCTCCCCAAATTTTATCATCGTCCCACTGTTTGGTTCTGCCTTTTCTTGTATATTCGTGCCAAACAAGTACTTTATGAGGATGAAAAATATCGTATCCGTGCGTAAATGCTCTAACAGCGATACTGATTTCTTCTCCATGAAAATAGTAATTGGGATCATGAGGAACTTCTTTACAAAAATCTCCTACTGTAAAAGCAAAATGAGCACTATAAAATCTACCTGGTAATGGACTAGTTTTATCTTCTGAACTATCAAATGAAGCAGGAAGGAAGAATACTGCTCCCTCTGGTATAAATCTGTCAAAATTCATTTTCCAAGGTTCGTTTACTCTTGCTTCTGGATCATTGTCAGGATCGAAACTGGGAATATAAGAGGTTATTAGTGGTTTTTTATGTCCTTTTTTCTGAAGATTTTTTAGCATATCTATTAGTTCAGAATCCCAATTTTGTACAAATCTATGGTGACTATCGAGTTGTAAAGTATATTTTTCGTTTTGGTACAGGGATTGAACCTTATTTCTTGCCCAACATACACCTTGACTATCCGTGTGTGGAACATCGATAATTCTAAATCTAGAATCATTTTTATAATCGTCTAGTTTATCCCATTCATCTTGAGAAGAGTGTTGCCAACATATTCCTATTCTTAGATTTTCTGGATACTTAGCTTTTTCTAGCATATCTTTAAGGGTCGGTAATAATTGAGGATCCCTATAAGAGGCTATTTGTATAAATATAGTATTGTTTTTTAATTTTGTATTTTTCATATTATATCCTATTTATTATTTTAATAGCAGCAGAAGCCCATCCGTCGTACCAGCCTACTGTTGATAATGGTTCGAATTCAACATTATAAAAATTAACATAGTCTAAAAGTGCTTTAAATGAATAATTTTCCCATCCAGGTAAATTGTAAAAATCATCAAATACTAAAACAGCACCATTTAAAAAATAATTATGCATTTCTTTTAAAGCAAAAAATGTCGGATTATATAGATCCATATCAAAATGTACAAAAGAAATTTTTTTGTCATGTTTTTGAAGAAATGGAGTCATTGTATTCTCTATATTTCCAACTATAAATTCTGTATTATAGGTGCTATGCGGAATATAGTCTAGAGCAAATGTACCTTTTGTATATAGAATATCTTTTTCATTTATCATCCAATCCTCTGGTAGTCCAGTAAATGTATCAAAACCATATAGATTAATATCTTCTGGTAGTGAGGATCTTATACAACTAAATGTATTTCCTGTGAACACTCCTAATTCCATAAATAAATAGTCTTTTAATTTTAAGGAATGATCTAAACAATAATTTAAATATGGAAAAAGATCATCATCAGAAGATTTTTTATTAAAATAAGTAACAGACTTATTTTTTGTAAATATATTAATTAGTTCTTCGTTATTTATCAATTTTCTCTTCTTTCATTTGATTCATAAAAATGGACTCTATTATGTGTTATTGGACTAGCTAATAGAATTGCTGGTTTTACTTTATTCTCGATTGTTAAAGTGTATATGTGACTCATCCATGTTTGCTCGAAAGGATGATCCCATTTTGTATCAAGAAAACACTTTTGATTACCTTCTTGATCTATAATATGAGGCCAATTACTGTAGTAAACCTCTCCCTCGGCATAAGGAAGACCATCTATGGATTTTATGCAAGAGAACTTTGTGTTTGGTTTTTTTTGAGTACGACCAAAATATTTTAATCTTTTTTCTCCAGGAACATTGTGCCAACTCCATTGTTCTCCATTATGGCCATAGAATTCACTAAAAGTAAATTTAAGAAAATCATATTCTTCATTTTTCATTATTTTAACAATGCGATTAAATAAATTATGAATATTTTTATTAAAACCAAAATTACAAAATCCATTAAAATCTAAAAGCATATCATCTTCAAAAAATATCATATATCTGGATCCAGAATCGGAAAAATGTTCCGCTGCAAACTGTCGAGATCCACAAACTCCTTTATTTCCATATTTTAGATGTTCTTTAAAATTATATTTATCGCATATTATATCATATATAGGTAATAATTCTTCTTTAGTCGAATTATTTAATAATATTTTACTAGTTTGTTTAATAAAATTATTATCATATTTTTCAAAACTATCTAATACCATTTGTAATTGGTCTGGAGAATTAAAAGCATTAATATATAAAACCGTATCATTATTTTTAAAAGGTTTTCTGGTACTTTGAACTTTAGTTTCTATTAATGTTTGGCTATTTTTAAGTTTTTCAAAAAATGTATTTATTAATCCATTTGACTCAATAGGTTCATAAGTATAAGTGTCTGGATCTTTATAGGTCATTATTGTAAATATACTCTCTTCAGTTCCCATAAGATTATTATTCAAAGTTTGACTCAATAAACTATAGTATAGACTACTAGCTTGAGAAATATAGTCTATATGACCACCAAAAAATCCGCCCCTAGCTACCCTGTTAACACTAGCATCACAAATTTGATTCATTTGATTGATATCGAACCCATGAATTTCTGTTGTGGTTTCATATGGAAAACATATGAATAGAAATTTTTTAACAATATGCTCTAATTTATTTAGAACTTTATCATGGCTAAAATATCCAGGATGAACAGTATTAGTTATTCCACCATCCAACCAAAATATATACTCTGTACTAAATGGATTAAATATCTTGGCATTATGCAAAAGAAACATTTTGCTCATTACCATAGGGTTATAGTAATCTAGTTTTGCTTGAGTACTATCTCTTAACCATCCAACTTGATTTAACCAATTATCACTTTGTCTTATTTGCTGTACTTGTTTAAAAAAAGGAAAGAAATTTCCATCAAAATCAACTTTTTTATGTATATAGAATCTTGTATTTTCTTTATTTCTATGCCTAAAGACAAGATCTTCTAATTCTTGATCTCCAAAAACCATCAAAGGTGTGTCATCTGGTAAAGAAGATAATAATTTAGAAAAATTATCAATATAATGCTGATAATTTCTACCCCATCCTTCAGACAAAGAATCTCTACTAAGATCCCATATACCAGTTACTATAGTAGAGTTTATCACTATTGTAGACCTAAGAAATATAATACCACCCAGCTGCACCAATAATAGTACTATGTGAATCTTTGTCAAGACACGAAATGCTAATTTTAGTGTTGACAAACCAGAGATTGGGTGTATTATACATCTGTTCAAGCGGTCAAACAAACAATACTATGAATAACTTCGATAACGATTTTTCAAACGAAAAAGAAAAAAGACGAGAAAAATTTAAGAAAAAACACCAAAATGGTGATAATTATTTTGAGGAAGATGATATAAACAAAAGAAAAAATATATCAAAAAAAGAACTAAAAAAAATAAAAGAAAGTTATCAGGAAGAAGAATGGGAGGATTGGGACAGATATTATAATCATTGATCATGAAATATTTAGAGGAAATATCAACAGGAGAATGTTTTGTTATAGGTAATGAATACTTTATAACAACTAGCGACTTTAAAAAAGACGGCAAAAAACTTTGTATTAATCTCAGAACCGGACATGGAAGATGGTTAAGCCCGGAAGAAATAATAGATCCTATTGATCTTTTTACTTTTGACAAAGATAGTAATATACTAGCGATAAAAGAAAGAAAAAAGGATAATGAAAATGCCTAATCAAAAAGTGCTAAAAAAAGAACCATATGTTCTTTCAAATAAAAATATATTCGACATAATCGAACAAAGAGTTCATTCAAAAGAAAATGGAGCAACAGTTTTTGTTCCTCATGTATGTAATAATATCGACCTATTTGATGCTGGATTCGCATACCAAGTTGGTCAAAAATATCCGGTAGTCAAGGCTGACTATCATCTTCTTGGTAGAAACTTCTTATCTGCTAATCTAGGTTATTCTCAAATTATAAAAGTTTATGAGGAACCTCAATATAGACATAAATTAATTTTTGTTAATATGATTGCTCAAAATGGTGTTAAGAACTTCAACAATAGCAGACCATTGAATTATTTTGCTCTTGGACAAAGTATGTATAAGGTTTCTCAATATATTCATATGAATACTGGTTTCGTAAACAAAAATGAAAAAATAGAAATTCATTGTCCTAAATTCGGTAGCGGACTAGCTGGTGGTAATTGGAACTTTATAAGCGAACTAATTAACGATATATGGGGCAAATTTTTTGTTACTGTATATAATCCAGTAAAATGAATAAAATTATTAGCTTTAGTCTTTGGGGCAATAATCCAAAATATACTTTTGGTAGTATAAAAAATGCAGAACTTGCTAAAGATATATACTCTGATTGGATGTGTAGATTTTATATAGATTCGGAAGTTCCAATTGAAACAATACAAGAACTAGAATCTTTTTCCAATACACAAATTATTAAAAAAAACGTCAAAGGTGATTGGAGAAGTATGTTTTGGAGATTCGAAGCATCGTATGATATTGATGTGAATGTAAGTATTTTTAGAGATACCGATAGTAGATTGTCGCTGAGAGAAAAATATGCAGTAGATGAATGGTTACAGTCTAATAAAACCTTTCATATTATGAGAGATCATCCATATCACAAATTTCCTATTCTTGGAGGTATGTGGGGATATAAAAATAACAATAAATATCCTATGCAAATATTATTAGAATCTTTCAATAAAACAAATAACTATGGTACTGACTATAAATTTTTTACAGAAGAATTGTATCCTTTAATAGGTGATGATAAATTAGTACACGATGAATTTTTTGATAAACAACCATTTCCAACAGCAAGACAAAATACAGAATTTGTTGGAGACGTATTTGATGAGTCCAATAATAGACATCCAGAATACCAGAAATACATAACATCATGAACAACTTTGGGTTCAACACTTTCTGCACCAGGAATTGGTTGTCGCTAGTTGAGGTTCTAATAGACTCTATCTGCTCGTTTAGCGAATATCCGATAACTGTTAACTGTATAAATTTTGATTATGATTTTAAAAACACTCAAGTTATTTCTAAAAAAATTAGAGACACTGGAATCATAACAAACAGCCATCTTTATAAATACAAATGGTCAACACTATTAGATAGTACTTATGACTTAACAGTAATGTTAGACGCAGATATGATTGCTCTACCAGAAGTAGACAAATTATTCTATGAAAATGTTAATCGTATAGCTTCATGTCAGTTCCCACTATTTGCAAAACATCCACACAATCCTTTTGAAAATCCTATACATAAATATCATTTAAAAAACATGCTTGATATGTTTACATCCAATCAGCCAAGCATGAAGTATGTATATGCTTGTGGGTTAGTGATAAAAAATCATAAATCTTTCATACAAGAAATCATAGATTCTATTGATCTATTCCATAAGAATAATTCTATCCCATACATAGAAGACGAAGGAATACTCAACTGCTTATTGGCTAAATACCAAGTTAATTATGATCTAGGATATAATTTTTTTCCAAACAGTACTATATATAAAGATTATATATCTAATAATATAGACAACAGCTTTGAACTCTACGAATCGTATTTAAAGTTGAATTGCCCTGTTAAATTTTATTGTTTTCATGGATGCAAAGACCCAAATGAAGCAAAGAATATTCTAGAAAATATCAAAAATAAAATATGATAATTCATCATCATCTAGGATTAGGAGATCATATTATATGCAATGGACTAATAAGAACCATTGCGGCAAAAGAAAATATAAAACTATTTTGTAAACATAAGAATTATCAAAACGTATCTTATATGTATAAAGATAATTCTAATATACAAATATTGTGTGTAGAGAATGATAATGAGGCCACCGATATTGGATTACAAAATTCAAACTATATTAGATTAGGAATATCATTAAATTCTAATTTTCCTTCAAATTTGATGTGGGACGAGGTGTTTTATTATCAAATTGGTCTTCCATACGAATTATCTTGGAATAATTTTTTCATAAACAAACCGAAATCACAAAATCCTGTACCAAATGAACCTTATGGTTTTCTATGTCATATGGGCTCGGATGGCATAGATAGGCTTGATTATACAAAAATAGATCATACTTTACAAAAAAATTATAGTAATAATGGTAATTTTTTTGATAATATAGATCTTATACAGAATGCAACAGAAATACATTGTATTAATTCTTCTTATATACATCTAATAGATAGAATAGAAACATCTAAAAAAACCAAATTAGTATATCATAAAAATTTTATACGTAAAAATCATAGCAATTTTATTTTGAAAAAAGATTGGATTGTGGTATGAATATACAAATATCAAATGGTGAAATTTTAGATAAATTAACAATACTAGAAATCAAGAGCGACTGCATCAAAGAAACAGATAAATTATCTAATATTACTAAAGAACTAGAATACATAAAACAACAATGCTTACATCTATTAGATAATATTCAAATTAAACAGCTTTATTTTACTTTAAAAACAATAAATAAAGAATTATGGAATATTGAAGATCATATAAGACTGAAAGAAAAACAAAAAATATTTGATAAAGAATTTATAGAGTTGGCTAGGTCTGTTTATATAACAAACGATAAAAGAGCTGCTATAAAAAAAGATATTAATATTCTGAGCGAATCTAGTTTTATTGAAGAAAAATCTTATGAACCATACTGATTTTTTAGAACATAATAAACTTTCCAGTTTACATGATGGAAAAACTGTATTTTTTTGTAAAACAGATTATCTTTTACAAGATTTTGAAACTATTACTAAATTAGATAATGAAGTTGTTTTGATCACAGGCAACTCTGATTATCCCATAACGGACCAAATAGTATCTTTAGCTCCAAAAAATATTAAAAAATGGTATGCTGTTAATGCTCTTACCTATAACAATATGGTAGAGCCCATTCCTCTTGGGTTAGAAAATCAATATTTTTCAATAAGAGATGGTCATGGAATAGGATATCCAGATAGGGCTGGTCTAAAAGAATCTATACTACAAAATCTAGACAAAAACTATATACCAACTCAATTCTTATATTGTAATTTTAATATTACAACAAATCCGGCATACAGACAAAAAATATACGATATGGCCAAACAATCAAAATATATTACATTGGATAATCCAATATTAAGTCTATATGATATGTTTCAAAAAATACAAGACCATAAAATGGTTCTTTGTCCAGCTGGTAATGGTATTGATACTCATAGATTATGGGAAGTACTATACAGCAATAGAATACCTGTAACTATTAATATTAATAATTATGCAATATATAAGTTATATAAACAATTGCCTATTATTATTTTAAATACTATTGACGATATACTAAATTATGGTCTAATAAATCAAGAATATCTTAAAATTATAAATACTAAATATAATTTAAATTTATTATCTATTAACTATTGGATAGATAGGATCCAAAATAATGTCTAATAATATTTTAATTCTTGGCAATGGTTTTATTGGCTCAAATTTATACTCATATTTTTCTCAATATGATAATACTATCGTAACCAATAGACATACTTTCGATATAACACGTTCTGAAACATATAATAATGTGCCATGGTCACAATTTAATACTATTATATATACTATTGGAATAAAAGATGTTCCATATTGCGAAAAGCAGCCAGATATAGCATTTGATATTAATGCTAATTATATTTCTAATATATTTTCTTTAATTAATGCACAAACTAAATTTATTTATATATCAACAGATTATGTATTTGATGGAATTAGTGGAAATTATAAAGAAGATTCAGAAACTAAACCAACCACGATCTATGGATGCTCAAAATTAAAAGGAGAATTAATAAGTCGTCAACACGATAATTATATTGTTATTAGAACCTCTGGTGTTTATGGAAATGGTTGTATATGGCTTAGTAAACTACTATCATCACTTGACAGTTCTCAAAAAATTGAGTGTTATACAAATATTTACAACACGCCAACTTATGCTATGAATTTAGCAGAAATGATTAAAAATCTTATTAATGAAGATTTTACAGGAACAATTCATTTGGCTGGTTCAAGTGTGGTTAATAGACTTGATTTATACACAACAGTCGCTACTATATTTGGTAGAGACACTAGTATTCTATATGGTGGACAGTCAACTAATAATAGATTTCCCAATAACTTATCATTATGTAATAAAAAATATGCTACATTATTTAATCATTCGCCAGATGATATACGCACAGGTCTATCAAGACTAAAATCTAATTATGCGTATTAATATTATATCAACATCAACATCGTCCCTAAATACCTCTAACAATGGGGCTAATGTACAGGGCGACGAAATGGTTGCCAGGGCATGGCACAAGTATATGTCCAGAGATAGCAGAGTATCTGAGATCTACTTAAATGGATCAACAGACACATCATATGATGTTAGTATTGCTTTTAGTCCATTGGTTGAATGTACTAGTGGATACAAAGTATTATATTTACAAAACGTTTTTCCAAAACCGCATTGGCCCGGAACAGTAGGTATGTTCCATTCTGTTGTCAACAACTATAATAATTTCATCTTTCCGTCCGATGGTTTAAAAAATGAATGCCACAGTGATGGTCTTGTATGTCAATTTGCTGTAGATGAAGAGATATTTTACCCAAAACAACCAGCTGATAATTTACGCCACAATCTTTGTTTTGTTGGTAATAATATTCGAGATGCTGTTAGTTTAAATAAATATTTATTATGTGTAGCTGATATGGGCTTAGTTATTTATGGTAATCCACAAGGATGGAATTCAAATTTATGCCACGGTAAAATAAGTGTCGAAGATGAAGCCACACTCTACTCTTCTGCAAAAATCTGCCTCAATGCTCATCTTACTGAACATTTAAATTACGGATCATTCAACTTTAGAATTTTTAATATTTTAGCATGTAAGGGTTTCATAATATCAGATTCATCTATTTTTTTGAATCATGAATTTTCTAATTCTATAGTATTTACTGAAGGTTTTTATGATTTGAGAGAAAAAATATCTTTTTACCTAAATAATCCAGATGAAACACTTCCTTTTAGAGAAAATGGTTATATGCATGTTTTAAAATATCATACATTTAAACATAGAACAACATCAATCATCGACTGGCTAGAAAGACTAATATGAAAATTTTATTTGCTAATATACCCAACATAAAATATATTGATGGACAAATACATACTGGACCGAATGCTGGATCTAGATGGCCATGGACTAATGCAGGAGGACATTTCCATGGATATGCTCCATTTCCATTTTGGCTTGGCTGGGCAGCTAAATATGTAGAAAGCCATGATTTTGAAGTATATTTTTATGATGGAGTAGCTCTTAAACATAATAATTTAGAAATAACTAAACAAGAAATTATATCACTTAAACCAGATATTATTTTTTATGATGTCGCAACTCCTACTTTTACTATAGTTGATGGAGTAGCTAAAGAATTGAAGGATCAATTAAATTGCGTAAATGTATACTGTGGTCCACATATGAAAACTTATGCAAATGACTGTATGTTATTGGATCATGTAGATTATTGTATAATTGGAGAGTATGATATCCCAGCACTTAAAATTTGTCAAAATCCAAATATTGAACAACAAATCTTTAGATTTGAACATCTAAAAAATATAGACACTTTACCTAATGGACAAAATTTTGTTCCATATAGACCATTAGAATATATACAAAATTACTATGATCCAAGTATGTCCACACAGCCCATACAATTAACCATCAGCGCTTCTAGAGGATGTCCTTTTAAATGTACTTATTGTCAATGGCCAAATGTTATTAATAATGGACAATATAGAGCTAGATCAGCAGCTATGGTAATAGATGAAATCAAACAAATGCAATATATTTTAAAAGAAAATCTTAGAAGTATTTTTTTTGATGATGATACATGGAATCTGGGCCCAGGTAGAATATCAAAAATATGTGATGGTCTAAAAGAAATAGGTCTGCCGTGGACTATGATGGGCAGGATAGATACGAGCAAACCGGAACTTTATGATAAAATGGTAGATTCTGGTTGCGTTGGTATGAGATTTGGAGTAGAGACATTTAATCAAGAGCTATCTGATAATGTTAAAAAACATATGAATACACAGCTAGCATATGATAATCTAAAATATTTAGTTACTAGGTTTTCTAATATGGAATTTCATTTTACAACAATGAAAAATCTTCCGGGAGAAAAAGACGGATCTTGGAAAAGAGATCAAAGTATGCTACAGGAATTGGCTTCCATAGGACAAAAAAACAATAATAAAGTACATTGGCAAATTAGCGACTGTATTCCATTTCCAGGCACAGAACTATGGGACGAGCTAGTCGGAATAGGTCACGCTGAAACATTACACAACTTTAATCTTTATGATGGTAGTCCAGAACATAATGGTGCTTTAGAAAAAACTATAGGATGGCTGGGCGATAATTATAAGCCTAAGTATTCTGAATATTCTAAAGATGGAAGTCCAACCAATTTTCCTAAGGAATAATATACATGCTAGGACAAATTAATAGAAATAATTTTTTAGGTAATTTAATATATGAATATGCATCAAGACCCGATATTATAAATATAGTAGATATCGGAACATGGAATGGTTATGGTTCAACTAAATGCATTATAGATGCTTTTATAGATACCAAAAAAAATAATAAATTTATGTCTATAGAAGCTAACAAAGAACAATTTTTACAAGCTCAAAATAATTTATCAACATATACACAATATGTAAATTTGGTATATGGCACAATAGCTGGAGTTGACGATTTAATCTCTATAGAGAGTATCGAAGAATCCAATAGGTTCTTTCGATTATATAGCAAATCCTTGCAACTACAGTGGAGACAACATAGTGTATCAGAACTGTCACAAGCTCCTGACGTAACATATTTAATACCTAATACTATTGATTTATTAATTTTGGATGGAGGAGAATATAGTACGTATGCAGAATTTTTAAAACTCAAAGATAGAACAAAAATATTCATTCTGGACGATACAGAAACTTTTAAAAACTGTTATACAAAAGAGTATATACTAAATAATCCAAAAACGTTTAATGTATTATATAATAATACCAGCGAAAGACAGGGGATATTGGTGGCGGAATCTACAAAATGAACCTTTCTGTAATACATGATAATACTATTATAGATATATTGCTGATTCAGTATGATAAATTTACTGATCATAGAGGATATCTTGCAGAAGTATTTAATACTAAAATCTTAACGCCATATATAGATCAGCAGTTTGTACAAGAAAAGACAGCACTATCATACTATGGAGTATTAAGAGGGTTGCATTATCAAACCTATCCATTCCAACAAGGAAAATTAGTTAGATGTATAATTGGTTCAATATTAGATATAGCTGTTGATATTCGTAAAGAATCAAAGACATATGGACAATACGTGACTCATACTCTCAGCGAAACTAATAATTTAATGATGTATATTCCGCCAGGATTTGCTCATGGTGTTTTATGTTTATCTAAACCACAAGCTATATTTAGTTATTGGACAACCAATGACCATTCAAAATACCACGAGCACGGCTTAAATTGGTCCGACCCAAAACTCAATATACAATTACCTATATCTATTCAGGATATTATTTTATCTGATAAAGATAAGGAGTTACCATATCTTGAAACAATATAAATGTTCTATTTTTTGTTCCTTCTATAAAGGACAAAAGTTCATAGAGTCTTATTTGGATAATCTCATAGAACAAACAATCTTTAAAGATATAGAATTTATTTTTTTAAATTGTAACTCTCCAGAAAATGAAGAACAATATATATTACCATTAATACAAGAATATTCTAATATTCAATATTTTAAATTAAACAATGATCCTGGACTATACGCTGGTTGGAATATAGCGATAAAAAAATGTTCGTCATCTATTATCGGCAACTGGAACATTGATGACCGTAAAAATAAAGAAGGACTAGAGATCTTATTGCATCAATTCGATAAAGACCAAGAACTAGATTTAGTATACGGATTTACATACGTTTCCCACAAAGCTAATGAAAAATACATAGATAATAATTATACTCAAATTTATCCTTATCTTCCACATAGTTTCGAGAATCTTTTAAGAAATAATAGTCCTCATTGTATGCCGTTATGGAAAAAAAGTCTTCATGATAGATTTGGATACTTTGATGAAAACTACAAAACAGCAGCGGACGGAGATTTTTGGTTGCGTTGTGCCGTTGGCGGTGCTACAATAAAGATGGTCAACCATCCGGTTGGTCTATACTATGAAAATCCAACTGGTCGCTCAACTAATCCGGAAACATTAAAAGAGATGGTTGGTGAAGTAAACTCTATGAGAAGTCAATATTTTGGATATTTAGGAAAAATATTATGAATTATATTATATTAGTTGGAATAATTATATCTGGAGTTTGTGGTATATTCCAAGGACTAAACGATATGCAACAGGTCAAAAGAAATCCAAGTCTTGGAGTAAAACCATCAAAGAATATTTTTACTTATTTATTTATAGACTAAAATGAATAGACTATATAATCAGAGAGTATATCTAGCAGGGGCTATGGATCGAGTACCAGATAGGGGCTCAACATGGAGAGACAATATAACTCCTTTTCTTATGAATCTAGGCATTACGGTATTTAATCCAATAAAGAAACCATGTTTAGATGGTAACGAAGATCACACTGTTCATGCATACAAAACAAAATTAAAACAACAAGAAAAATATGATGAGCTTAAAAAAATAATGAAGAATATTCGTTGCGTTGACTTAAGACTTGTTGATATTAGTGATTTTTTAATAGTTAATCTTGATATAGATGTGCATCCTTGTGGTACTTATGAGGAGATTTTTTTAGCTAATAGAAGTAAAAAACCCGTAATTATTCATATGGAACAAGGAAAAAACAATGCTCCAGATTGGTTGTTTGGAACGATACCGCACGAGATGATATTATCTTCATGGGACGAAGTTAAAAATTACTTGAATTATATTGACTCTTCAGAAAAAATACAAACTCATAATAGATGGCAATTTTTTAATAATGCCTAAATACTATATTAAATCTGGTCATATTAGATATATTATAGATAGAGATAACTACAAAGACGCGATAGTTGCGACATTAAAATATTACAAACACAGAGGCTTATTAGTTGGTTCAAAAATTTGTGTAACAGAAAAGGGCTTTGATTCTTTTAAAGAATGGTTTTGTTACGATATTAGTGATTTCATGGAGTATATAAAAGATGCTAATTAGTCAAGATATTAAGTTAGATTTTGATGATGTTCTTATTGTGCCACAACGAACAACGCTTGAGAGTAGAAAAGAAGTTGTACTTGAAAGGAATTTTAAATTTTATCACAGCCCAAGAATATGGACAGGTATCCCTATAGTATGCTCCAATATGGTTCCTCTTACCACCAAAGATATGGCTTTAAGATTATCAAAATCCAAAATGATCACAGCTTTACATAAATATTATGATGCTAACGAGCTAGTTAATATTCTTAATGAGGCTGGGGTAGACTATGCTTGGATTAGTATAGGAAAATCCTATGATGATATAGAAAAATTAAAAATTGTATCGAAAAAATTAGGTAAAAATCCAAACATAGTAATAGATGTGCCTAATGGATATATGGAAAGTTTTGTTAAGTTTTGCAAAGATGTTAGAAATACTTTTAATGATAGTATTATTTGTGCTGGTAATGTAACCACTCCAGAAATTTGTGAAGAACTAATTATTCATGGCGGAGTGGATATTTGTAAAATACAGATCGGTCCCGGCCAGTTTTGTCAAACCAGAATGGTTACTGGTGTTGGCTACGGCACATTCAGCTGTGTTAATGAGTGTGGTCATGCTGCACATGGACTTAAAACAGAGACCGGTAGGCTAGGTTTAATCATGAGCGACGGCGGTTGTAGAACCAGCGGAGATGTATGCAAAGCCATTTGTGGAGGTGCTGATTTTCTAATGCTAGGAACATTATTTTCTGGAACAGATCCTTGTGAAGGAGAATGGGAGTACGAATACAGATGCGCAATAGTAAATAACGACAGAGAAGTAGTTGATGAATGGTGGCAACCAAATGATCCTGGTTATGATCCACCAGAAAAAAGAAAAAAATCTTTAAAGTTTTATGGAATGAGTAGTCATTATGCTCAACAAAAACACGGAGAAGGTAAAAAAACATACAGAGCGAGTGAAGGAAAAGTAGAAAAAGTTCCGTATAAAGGACCAGTCGAAGATATTGTGCAAGAAATACTTGGTGGTTTGAGAAGTTGTGGAACATATATTGGAGCTAAATATCTAAAAGATTTTAATAAATGCGCTAAATTTGTAAGGATAAATCGCAAATGAACATAAACTTTTCTTGTGCTATAAATTCTACTGGATATGGTATAGCTTCATGGAATATTCTTAAGAATTTGTATTCTATCAATGAAAATATATCCTATTTTCCAATAGGACAACCAAGCGCAGACGATAAAAATGATCATGACCTGATAGTAAAATTATACAGGAATAGTCATACAAATTTTGATCCGTTCGCTCCATTTGTAAAAATTTGGCACCAATTCGATTTAGCCAACCATACCGGCAAAGGACATTACTATGCTCTATCTTTTTTTGAACTAGACACCTTTAATAATTTAGAATTGTCCCACCTAAAAGTACCTGATACAATATTGGTAACTTGCAATTGGGCCAAGGACATTATACAAAAAAATGGTATTGATACGCCTATCAAAGTGGTACCATTAGGTGTCGATAGAAATATATTTGATGGTACAAAGTATACAAAATCAAATAAACAAAAATATACTTTTATGAACATAGGTAAATGGGAAATTAGAAAAGGACACGATATATTATTAGAATTATTTCAGAAAGCTTTTCCTGACGAAACAGATGTTGAACTTTGTTTATTAGCATCAGAAAATACTAATAACTATTCATCAGAACAAGAATTACAACAATGGAAAAATATGTATTCTAGCGATAAAAGAGTAAAGCTACTAAATGGAACAAAATTTCATACAGAAATAGCCGAAGTTATTAATTATGCCGATTGTGGCTTATTTCCTTCTAGAGCGGAGGGATGGAATTTAGAACTACTAGAAATGATGAGTATGAATAAACCAGTAATAGCAACAAAGTATTCTGCTCATACAGAGTTTTGTAACGAAGACAACTCTTATCTTGTAAATATAAACGAAACAGAAAAAGCTTACGATGGCAAAGCGTTTGTAGGACAAGGTAATTGGGCAAAAATTGATAATAAACAAAAAGACGAAATAATTGATTATATGAGATATGTATATAACAATAAAATTGTTACTAATATTAATGGTGTAGAAACAGCTAAAAAATTTAGTTGGTTAAATTCTGCAAAAACTCTTTTTGGGTGTATAAATACATAG